CGTTTCTACTTGTGTATTGGTTGTCATTTGGTTGATTTTGGTTGTTTTTGGTTGTTTTTGGTTGTTTTTTGTTGATTTTGGTAGGTTTTGGTTGACAAAAACACTGAATAAACTACCCATGGTTATTACTTCTATCCTAAAAAATTCAAAAATAAGCTATGTAAGCACCTAAAGGGTTGTGTTTGGGGCTAGATGTGGGAAGTGTTAACCGATTTCATAAATGTGTGTAAAATAATTAACGTATATGTGTATATACAAGAATAATTATCATATATTATGGGTGCAATATATGACGCAGAACAGGAGCAGTACATTTTAGCAGAAAAGGTACGACTTGGTAAATTAAACATACAAAATGAGGACATGGTACATAAAACCATATCATTTACCATATCAGAATGGGCCCTAGTTCAACAAATAGTAAATAAAAACAAATTAAAGAATTTAACCCAGGGTATGCGGTTCTGCATCCATAACACTGCAACTGAAGAAGGTCTAGAAACAGTATGAACACTACAGGAATTTTAAAAAATATTTGCAGTGCAGACTTGGCCATACAAAGTGAAGTAATATCAATAAACTTCCATTGTCGTAAATGTGGCAAGTTCAAAAAGAAAAATACGTTTCATATGCTGCTGCTCCTGGTGGGTCGGGATTATTGTTTCAAATGTCTTGGAGTTTGAAGATGAAGAATGAAGCATCAGGATATTTTCGAGTTTTGGATAAAATGGTCTATTTTGGAAACAAAAAAAAATATCAAGAATATTTAGATATGGTTAAAGAAACTACAGGACATACCTTACAATATTTTGAAGATTTAACTTCTATCAACAAAACACTTGATTAACTTCAAAAATGCAATTTGAATTTTAATCCAAATTTTTTTTAACATTATTGTTTAATGCCGTAAATGGCAAAAACGGTGCCTGTATAAGCATTAGAATCTGCATAAAATTGTATGGAAGATATATCCACATCGCTGGTATTAACTGACTGCCCGTGAAAACTCGCAAAACCAACATTCGTACAACCAAAACCATAATAGTTAAAATCTTTATCACTCCCAGATGCAGCAGCAAAAGCTCCAGTGATGTAAAATCCAAAACTAAAAGGAAAAACACCAGCTGGGGCCATGATTGCAGTTGGAACCACATTCCAGCCATCAGGAGCCAGGGCTTCATTGACACCTGTCAAGGTTCCTGCTGCATTTTGATTATAATTTGTTGTCCATTCCGTTAAGGCATTAATTTTACATTTTAAATTTATCGCAGCAGTTGCTCGACCTTTACCAATACAATAAAGGGCGTTATAATCTCCACCATCCATCATGTCCAAAACTGGTGAAAATGTTTTCGTATATGTGGTTTCAGTTGCTGCATTGCTTACTGCGTGTTGGTCAAGTAATTCCCATCGACCAGCTGCGGATGCATCAAAATATTCAAGAGCAGTAGCACTAAGATTGACTTTTAATTCTTCACCTGCGTTGCCTATTGCTAATTCTTGTAAATGTGAGCCGTTTGAATAGGTGATTGAACCAGCGGACATATCAGCCTGGGTAATATTTTTGAAGTCAAGGTTACCACCGTCTTGAACAATGTTTGAATCGTGGGTATGTGGTTTTAAGATATTAGAACCGCCGCCAGAAAAACCCATTAACTTAACACCTTTACAAATTCTTTATATTTTTTCAATAACTTTTTTTTTTCTTGTTGATTCATTTTATCCCCTTTCCGTTGCAGTTCTAAAACGTTGTGCTTCTGTAGAAAGATACATTGGGGTAACCTGACCAAGCACATGAACCGCACCAGCAGCACCAGCTACAATTTGAACACGAACAATGTTCTGGTCGTTTATGTTTTGGTCTGCACCAGCAGACAATGCAACTAAGGGCTGCCCGTTAACAGAAAACTGACAAGCGTTTACTGCATCCTGATTTTTTATTGCAATTGAAATTGCTACTGCTCGATATTGAGCTGGGTATTCGATTGTGGTTGTGGCTCCTGCTGCAATAATATCAGCGACATAAGTAGAAACTGCAGTTGGGTCTTTTGGCATAACATTGACAACATAACCTAGGATATTTTGTGGCATTAAAGCCTCCTAAAACAAATTAGAATATTTCATCAAAAATGAATATTGTGCGATTCCGCCGCCAGTTACAACTTGCCCTGATTGCCAAGACAATTGCTTACCGCCAGCCTGTCCACCAACAGTTACACCGATAGGCCCGAATACAACGCGACCTGCACTGGCAGCACTGGATGCCACAGAAAAGTTGGTAACTCCACTCTGAATTCCGTTTACGAGCACGTTTGTTTCATATGCTGCTGCTCCTGGTGGGTCGGGATTATTTACACAATCTAAAATGGTATTTGAACGATTAAGTTGTTGAATTGTTAAACCTGTTACATCGTCAGTTGAAGGTGTAAAAACGTTAAGCGCTGCACCAGTTGTCGTGTAAGAACGCATTAATGGAACAGACATTAGAGGCTGTCCACCTGAACGTTACCTTCTGCTGTTGGTCCTGTAAATGCTGTTAAACTGCTACCCATAAAACTGGTTGCTACTGCGCCTGCTGCTGCTTCAATTCCACCGATGCCGTAAGCACCTAATGTGGTTATGGCCTTACCCATTGTAGAGCCTGCAATAGTAGGTGCAATTGCACCGAGAATTAAACCGCCTAGACTTGCAATTCCTGCACCAGCTAGAACTTTGTTTATGGTTTTTCCTGTTTTTAGTTTAAATGCCATTCTCATTCTATAGAATGAGAACTGCTTATTAAGTATTGTAATATGTAAGAATATGGGTATTTTCAGCAAGATACTGCCGATTGCAATAATCGGTGCTGGACTATTATTTTTAGGTAATATATTTAGCAGACCAGCAGCAGCGTCTGCTTCTGCTGGTGCATTAGGCGAAACAGGCTCGGCTGTTGGGAGAGTTTTATCTAATCTCGGTTCTGGTGCCGCCGACTTAGGAATTGGACTGGGTGAAGGTGGTGTAGGTTTTCTCAAGCCAATCTGGGAAATTAAAAATTTAATGGCCACTGTTCCAGTGGTTTATGATTCTAACGTTGCTGGTGCTGCTAATAGTAGTGCAGTAGCACAAAGCGAAGGCGAAACTGTTAGAAATGTCAGCAGGCCTTCTTCTTCAACTATTACCTGGTCTGGTGGAACAACTGCAAGCGTGCCATCATTAAGTGCAGCCGCTAGGTCATTTTATGCTGCTAGAGGGGTCAGCGTTACATAATGGCTAAGAAGAAGCGTAGTCCTGCACAAAAAAGAAACGATAAACGCTTAAGCCAAGGAAAAAAACCCATTAAACAAAAAAGTAAAAAACGAAAAACCACAACAAGAAAAAGACGTACAACAAGAAAAGGAGATAAAACCCTAAAAGGTCAAAAAGCGTATAAACCCAAAAAGTCTAAATCTAGGCGTAAAAAGTCGTCTGATGCTTGGTCAAATTGGTAATTAAACCCAAATGTATTTCTCACCATGACATGTAGGGCAATCTTCAAATGTATTGTAAATAGGGTCAAGTTTATTTGAGTTAGACTGAAAGTCTACTGTTCTAATAATTCCATGCGGATGACCATCTACAGTGTCAGCACAAGTCTTACAGGGTTTGTATTCCTTCAGTTTCAGGTCCAGGTTGGGCCTGTTGATTACTGGCTGTGTTAGCAGATTTGATTTTCTCATATACCTTATCTACTATAGTAGGGTCATCTTTAATCTGTTTCTCAATTAATGGAACTACAAAAGACGCTGCTTTACGATACTTGCCAGGAACCAACTGCATGATCACTTCACCCAGACCTGAATTCTTCATATCACTGTCTGTTACTGTTTCACCTCGTTTAGATCTATTTAGGGCCTGTTGTAAACGCCTAATTTCAAGTCTATCGGTATCATTACTTACTCTCTTACTCTCTGCTATAGATTTAATGTCAGCTTCAAAGTCTTTGATGCGTTGCCTGGAATGTTTGTTAGTAGTAGACCTACTCCGAGCAATGTAAGCACAGGAAATGCCGCCAGATATACACGCCACCAAGATAAGTGCTGCTGATAAAACTTCTTCCATACCATAAATATAAGATAATTACTTAGATCTAAGCGTTTCTACTTGTGTATTGGTTGTCATTTGGTTGATTTTGGTTGTTTTTGGTTGTTTTTGGTTGTTTTTTGTTGATTTTGGTA